GACCGTAGCCTTGATCTCAGCCGTTGTGCCCAGTGGGAGAGATACGCTTGCACCTTTTTGTGGCCACGGCAGTGCGCTTGTGAAGTAATCATGTCGTTTTCCCCGTTTTTTCATTACGTAGTTGGATACTGTGTCTGGTCCGTCGCCTTTGTCGACCGTTACGCTGTTTTGAAGGTTTTCATCCCTGAACCATTCGTTCCAGATCAGGTTATATGCTCTCAGTGGTAGTGCGCTGTGCGTGACCGTTAACCCTGCTGTTACTTGCCCTGATGTGGGCAGTCCCATATAGTCTTGGAGCGTGTTTTTCAGGTATCCCCCGGCCGGGCTTACCTGCTGTGGCGTTACATAGCTGATGCTGTCGCCCGGGTTGGTTTGTTCGCCTTGGAATTTTTGCCAGTTTGACCATACCAGGCGGTTCGGTACGAAGAACCAGAACGTATCCATGTGTAGGTTATCCATCACTGGCGTTGTAGGTGTCGCCAGTCGACAGAATGCCGTCATTCGCAGGTTGAAGGCGTCGCCGGGCAGTACTTCGTCTACGTAGATTGGCACCAGCCATGCGCCGTCAAATGTTGTCTTTAGTGCGCTCTGTATGTTGAATTTGCTCCGTGGGATGTCTGCCCGTGGCACCATTGCGAAGTTGTGCGGGTCCACACTTGCGTTTTTGTGCATCATGTTGGTTTACTCCTTGTAATCTTCTGCACGTCCGATAAGTTCGGGTGCTATTGCGGTGATTTCCCCTGTCTGGTCGTTGAATGTTCCTACTTGGTACAGTTCATAGTCCGTGGGGTTGTTGTGGATTGGTGTTTGTGAATCGTTTACCGCTTGGCGGAAACTCCGGATTGCTTCGTTGCGTGTGTGTACTGTCATTACCGGCGCGTATGATTCTGTCGCGCGGTCGTATAGTGATACTAATAGTTTCATATAGTCCTTTTCAGTTGTTGAATTTTGGCTTTGGTGACCATTTCTTTTACCAGTAGTCGCTCTGGTGTATTGTCTGCGCGTTGTTGGTAGCCATTCCATTCGCGCGCGTCCTTGAGGTCTTGTAACCTTTCAGGGTCTTGGCGTTTGAGTAGTTTGTCGTAGAATTTTGGTACGTTTGTTTCCTTTCCGTTGATGATGACGATGTCATGTTTGAATACGTCCTCTTTGTAGAATCTTAGCCAGTCTGCCCCGATTCCGGGTTTTCTGCTCATTTGGTTGAATTCTGGTGTTAGGCTGTATTCGCCTAGGTAGTCATATCGTTTGTAGTGTTCTTCTGCTTCTTCTCCTGTGACTTTTTGGACGCAGTATCTTGCGATATAAGCTGCGCTTTCGAAAGTAGCCTCGCCAGTCGATACGTGGCCGTGTGGCCAACAGGCTTCCAGATTTCTACTTGTGTATATTTTTTCTCCTGAGGTTGTTTGTTTAAAGTATTGTTTATCGTCCCAGTCGTGGTTGAAGAGGATTGCATGATAGTGTGGCCTTCCATTTAGTGTTCCGTATTCTCCCGCCATGTAGAAGCGGATGTTTTCGCCGTACTTTTTTCTAACTTTTTTCATGAAGACTTGAAAGTCTTCGTAATTGAGTTGGTTTCTGTGCGGTAGGTTTTGTTCGTTATACGTTAGTGTGATAAAACAGTTTCGTTTATAGAGTTTGGCTTCGTGTACCGCGCGCATAGCCCACACTCTGCTGTTCTCAAGTTTGCACCCGATGCACTGTCCGCATTTGACCGTGATCTCTTGCGTTGTCCCGTGTCGTCGTAGTTCACTGAATACCACACTTCCGTTTTCTGCCCTGTATCCCGTGATTGGGTGATAGCAGGGCATTTTTTACAGCCTGATTCCGCCCCGCATGGGTGCGCTGTTGATGTTGGCTGCTTTTGTAGTTTTTGCGTTGTGATTGAACGCTTTTGCACTTTGGTGCTTGTTTACTGGTGAGCGTTTCATTTTGCGAGTACCTTTCGTGCGAGTTGTTCTATTTTGATTAGCTCTGCTTTCCAGAGCTCCTTGATTGTTGGCGGCGCGTCTGCGCTTGCCTTTCGACCCACCTTTTCAGCGTGGGTCTTTAACGCTTCCGCTAGGAGCGTTTTTTCTTCGTCTTCGAAGAGTTGCTTGGTTTTGTTGTCGTCCGGTTGGCTTGCCATTTAAGTTCCTTTCAGTAGGCATACTTGCCTGTTATTGCCTTTAGCAAGATAGTATTCTTTAGTCCAGCTGTAGTTGGCTCTTTTTATGAGTCGTTTCCAGTCGATCATATTTATCCTTTCGTGCTGTCTAGCATGTTTGTGGGTTATTCCACATTGACTATTATATCATGTTTTTTTTGTTTGTCAATTATTTGTTTTTATTTATTTCTTTACTGTGATAGTGTTTGCTCTATACAGTGTTTTGTGTTATTTGCCCTTTTATTGTTGACGGTTTCCGTCTTCCCGGGTATGGGGCGGAGCTCCATGTAGCCGGGGTACTCGGCGTAAAAAAACCGCCCTAGGGCGGTTTTGGGTTCCCTTCTAGGGGATTGGACCAGTGTTCTACTTGATGTAACTGGTCCGAGTGACCCCTGTCACTCTTTTGGTTCCTCTTTCTTTTCCGGCTTGGGTTCCTCCGGTATTTCTCTTTTTATTGCCAGTCCGAGTTTTATTGCCTCGGCTGCGTTGTCTTCCTCGTTCATGAATTCCATGAACTTTTGAGGATTGTTGTCGAAGCGTGCTCGCGCCTTCGCTGGTAATGTCATGAATGATTCTTGTGCTTGTCGAATCACATTCATTGACGTTTGGAAGTCGAATGTTTCTTCGAATTCTTGTACTTCTGGGAAGTTGATCGGCGGCGGCATTTCGCCCGTTACGCCGAATCGTTCCACAATTGTATTTATGTCAACTTCATCCTTGAATTGTTGCTGTGTTTTGCTTTCTGGCCCAGTGTCTGTGCCTGTTGCGTTACTTACTTTGTTCGTGTCGTAGTTAAACGGCGTTCTGATGAATGGCGTGATTACTTCGCCTGTTTCTAAGTCTATCATTTTTGTATCCTTTTGATGAGTTCCATTATGCCGCCTATGGCTTTTGCTGCTGTTCCTGCTGCTCCGCCTGCTCGTAGTGTTTCGCCCATGCGGTTCTCAAAGTCGGCTGAGTTCGTTGCCCCCGGTATGTCTAAGCGCCTCAAGTTTGTTAGTACTCTTGTGAGGGCGGCTTCTGCGTCTTGTTTGCTAATTTGCGATTCCATTAGGCCTTTTTGTACGGTTTGTACGGTTTTGAGTTGTTGAGCTAATTCAGTATTTGCTATGTTTAGTCCTTTTTGTGATTTAAGCACTTCCAGATTTTCTGCAAGGTTTTTAAGGTCTTGTTGTAGATTTGTTACTCGTTGTGCTGATTCTGCGGTGTTTTGTATGACTTGCGGTGTTTCTGCTTTGGTTTTTGCGATTTGCGCCTCAATCAGTGCAGATGTCATCTTTTTGTTTTCCGTGTCGGCGTTGACGTTGGCTATGGTTGATTGTGCTGAGTTTTGTTGTGCGCTTGATAGTCCTTTGTTTTGTACAGGTGGTCCACCTGCTGCCGTCGTTGCTCCGTTGCTGTATGCTAGCATAGGATTTAGTCCTGCGGCTTTTAGGTCTGCAGTTGTGTCTTGATACGCTGTTTGTCTTAGTTGTCGTTGTTGTGCGTATGCTGTATTGTTTGCGCTTTCTGCATCGTCTCTTCCTAGCAGTTCGTCTCCTACTCCGCCGATAAGTCCTCCTATCGGTGAGAAGAAGCTGCCAAGTGCGCTAAATAGTCCCATGATTAGAAGTGGTCTATTAGTCCGGGTACGCTGTACATTGGTAACAGTCGTGCGGCTTTGAGGTTAAAGAACGCATCCATCAGGAATTGTTGCCCGTCTGCCGCTGCTCCTACTGCTGTACTCCTGCTGATTACCTCTTGTGCGCAGTCTGTGATGAATGCATCGTTCAGCGTTGGTAACGCTGTGAATTTTTGTGCGTAGTGCCAGAAGTCTAGTGTCGGCGTCGTTGTTCCCCTGAATAGTCCTGTGATCATGCTTGGTCGATAGCGATACTCTGCCCATCGTTCTTGATATCCAAACACTAGGTTGTCGTTTGCGTCGCCTTTTGCGTAGATTTCTTTATTCAGTATGGATTGTTCGCCTAGCATCGCGAATACTGGCATGTAGTAGTCGTATCGTGTCGACCGACTCCACATCCGTCGCAGTCCCTGTTGGTACGTTAGATCGGCCCGAACGTTTGCGAGTCCGATGATGATTCCGTGCTCTGTAAATGCTTGATTAAAGCCGTCACTTTGTTTAAGTACAGTTCCCATTGCCGCAAGGTTTCCAAGTGGTGTACTAGCTCCTGTAGTTCCAGTGGGTCCCGTTTGGGCGATTGGATTGATATTGACAAGAGTCGATCCACCTCCGAGGTATTCCGGGCGTTGCAGTCGTGCGTCTGGGCTAGTAACTCCCCAATGAGATTTGAGGATTTCTGTATACCTCGTTCCTCCGCGTGCATCGCGTTCCAATAGTTTTTGTATTTGGAAAGATTGTCTAAGTTGATTGATGGTGGCGGCTGTAGCAGTGCTGAGATCTGCATAGAGACTTCCTGTAGGTGCTGCTGCTTGTAAGACCCCCAATGCTCCAGCTGGAGAGACTGTGAATCCCCTAAGGACGTTACCCGTGTCCTTGACCCCGAAAGTAGCTCCAGTAGTGACCGTAGCCTTGATCTCAGCCGTTGTGCCCAGTGGGAGAGATACGCTTGCACCTTTTTGTGGCCACGGCAGTGCGCTTGTGAAGTAATCATGTCGTTTTCCCCGTTTTTTCATTACGTAG